ATACTGATGGGTTTGATCTCGAGACAGTACTATGTGCTTATAAAAAGATTTGGAGAGATAAAGACAGCAGATATGTCGGTTATTATTTAGATAGACAAGCTGGTGATATCAATAAAATAGAAAAAGAAGGTGGTTGGGATGGTGTTCCGTGGTATCTGTTACATCAGTCCAGAAAAGAAGTACCTAAAGTAGATACTGATAACATTAAAGTAGATTCTTCTAAGTTCAAGTTATCTCCTCAGGAGAAAATAGCATGAACAAGAGGCAGTATCAATTCAGTATGATAGAGAGTAGAACTATTGTTACTACTGCTCTAGTATTTATAGGTAGAGTCCTTAATTCCTCTTATCCTAGAGAAGATCTAGATTGGTCTGTTTGTGTCAATCTTATGATAGCTTACTGGGACGAAAATAATGTAAATTTTCAGCTCTTATATCATCAAGAGAGAAAAGGATTTATAGACTACTTAGTAGATGAGTTATTCGGTTTCGTTAAGTATTACTTAAAGAAAGACTTATAACTGAATAACAAGGAGAAAATGTGAGAAAAGAATATTTAGGTATTGTTATCGACAGATCCAGAGATAAGGATATGTCTGAACAAGCAAGAGAGCTTGTTACCAAATACTACATGAGAGGTAATGAAAAATCTCCTCAAGAAGCATATGCAAGGGCAGCAGTTGCTTATTGTGGAGGTAAAATGGATTTAGCTCAAAGAATATATGACGCAGTTAGTAAAGGTTGGTTTATGTACAGTAGTCCAATCCTATCTAATGCTCCTGCTCCAGGAAAGAAACCAAAGGGACTACCTATCTCTTGTTTCCTTTCTTATATAGCAGACGACTTAGAAGGAATTATTGATCATCAGTCTGAGTTAGCTTGGCTGAGTGTCAAAGGTGGTGGTGTAGGAGGACATTGGGGTCAAGTAAGACCAGTGTCAGATAAAGCTCCTGGACCAATACCATTTATCAAAGTATCAGACGCATCAATGACAGCGTACAAACAAGGAAAGACAAGGAAAGGAAGTTATGCAGCGTATATGGACATCAGTCACCCAGACATTATCGAATTTGTCAACATCAGAGTACCTACTGGAGGTGATGTTAATCGCAAGTGCTTTAATATCAATAATGCTGTTAATATTACTGACGCCTTTATGGATTCTGTTGTCAGCGATAGCGATTGGGATCTTATTGATCCTAGTGATAGCTCAGTGCGTGATACAGTGCGTGCGAGAGAACTATGGCAGAGACTCTTAGAAGTAAGATTCAGAACAGGAGAACCTTATCTAAATTTTATTGATGAAGCTAATAGACAGCTTCCTCAGACACTTAAAGATAGAGGTTTGAAAATTAATGGATCTAATCTTTGTAACGAGATACACTTACCTACTAGCAAAGACAGAACAGCAGTTTGTTGTTTGTCCTCTGTAAACTTAGAATTGTTTGATGATTGGAAAGATACAACTCTTATTGAAGATCTAATCGAGATGCTCGACAATGTTCTACAAGAGTTCATTGATAATGCTCCAGATGAGATGTCGAAAGCTCGATATTCAGCCGAGAGGGAAAGATCTCTTGGATTAGGAGCTATGGGTTTCCATTCATATTTACAACGAAATAACATACCTTGGGAGTCCGCTCTCGCTACTGGACAAAATAAGAGAATGTTTTCTTTTATTAAAAATAGAGCAGTGGAGTGCACTGAAAGGTTAGCTAAGGAAAAAGGAGAATATCCTGATGGTGAAGGATCGGGTAGGAGAAACAGTCACTTACTTGCTATTGCTCCCAATGCTAATAGTAGTATTATTTGTGGTACTAGTGCTAGTATTGAGCCAATCAAGTCTAACGCTTTTACACACAGGACTAGAGTGGGTTCACACTTGGTTAAGAACCACTATCTTGAAGAAGTTTTAGAAGAGCACAGATTAAGACTGGGTTTAGAGAAAGAATGGTTAGAAGAGCAATGGTCTGATATCATTCACCACGAAGGTTCAGTTCAACATCTAGATTATCTAAGCGATTGGGAAAAAGATGTATTTAAGACTGCATTTGAGATTGATCAGCATTGGGTTGTTGAGCATTCAGCAGGTAGACAAGAATATATATGTCAAGGACAATCTGTTAACTTATTCTTCCCAGCTGGATCAGAAAAGTCTTATGTGAATTCTGTTCATTTAAAAGCTTGGAAAGACAAACTTAAAGGATTGTATTATCTTAGAACTAACTCTGGTGCTACTGCTGAGCAAATTGGTAAGAAAGTAGAAAGAGTTAAATTAATAGATTTTGAGGAGTGTTTATCATGTCAGGGTTAATGGAACCAGCTAAAAGTTACAAACCATTTCACTATCCATGGGCTATGGAAATGGCTGAGTCGCATGAGAAGATCCACTGGGGATCTTGGGAAGTAAAGCTACAAGAAGATGTAGATCAATGGAAACAAAACAAGATTACACCAGAAGAGAAAAATCACATCACACAAATACTAAGATTGTTTACACAATCAGATGTTCAAGTTGCTCATAACTACAGCGACTTGTTCATCCCTAAGTTTCAAAATCACGAGATTAGAAACATGTTATTGTCATTTGCATCAAGAGAGGGAACTCATCAGAGATCTTATGCTCTTCTGAATGACACTTTAGGTTTTGATGATGTAGAGTATGAAGCATTTTTAGATTATAAGCAAATGGTCAATAAGATCGAGTTTATGCAAGATAACGATGTTTCTACACAAAATGGTCTAGCTAAAGCATTGGCACAGACATGCGTAAATGAAGGTATGTCTCTTTTCTCTGCATTTGCTATGCTGTTGAACTATCAAAGATTCGGTAAGATGAAAGGTATGTGTGAAGTAGTTGAGTGGTCTATTCGAGACGAATCTATGCATGTAGAGGGTATGTCTAGACTTTTCAGAGAATTCTGTCAAGAACATCCTAGGGTTGTTACAGACGAATTTAAGAAAGAAATCTACGACATGTTCAGAACTGCTGTTAAGTTAGAAGATAAAGTTATCGATTTAGCTTACAAGATGGGTGATGTTGAAGGATTAGACAAAAATGAGGTCAAGCAGTACATCAGACACTTAGCTGATAGGAGACTTATACAATTAGGACTAAAACCTAATTTTGGAGTAAAAGATAACCCATTGCCTTGGATTGAATGGATTATCGCAGGAGATTCCTTTAAAAACTTTTTTGAAGGAACTGTTACAGATTATTCTGCAGCAGGTATGCAAGGAGAATGGGGGTGGTAAATGTGGACACTAATACTAGTAACACTTTTTGGTAATTATCAGACAGAGACAACTGATTTGTATACATTTCATACTTATTTGGAATGTTACAGTAATGTCAAGACTATCACTCTGAATGGATTAGAACCAAACCAGAGTGTTCACTGTGTCAACTATAAAAACTTCCCTTTAGAATAAAAACAGGAGAATTTAATGGGATTAGATTCATTGAAATCACACAGAGGTTCTGTAAATGTAATTTTTGCAGATAACGGATTCATGCTAGAGCTGAACGGAGAAGATGACAACGAGAAGTATGTTGAAGTCAAGATTATCTGTCCAGACCTAGATGATGTAAACAAACAGCTCACTAAAATTAAAGAGCTTCCAGTAGAATAGGAGAAAACATGTCAGAAGAAGAAAAACAAGTTATCACTGTAGATGGTGTAGAGCACAATGTAGAAGATCTAACTGATCAGCAAGTTGCGATGGTTAAACATATTCAAGATATTGATGGTAAAATCGCTACTGCTAATTTCAATTTAGATCAACTAAAGATCGCAAGAAATGCATTTATGAAGATGTTAAATGAGTCTTTTGCACCTGCAGAAGCAGAAGCAGTAGCTGAAGACAAATAAGGAGAAATGATGAAAGGTCATACATTTGAAGTAACAGATAGAACTACAGGACAAAAATTCGTATACAAAAGGTACGATCCTTCTGGAGCATATTACATGAAGAAAGAAGGTGATTCCCGATTTACTAGAGTAAAAAGAGACGAATTGTTCAAGAGCTTGACCAAAGCACATGTTAAGAACTATGGATAAAGAAGTAGAAATTAAGAAGATTGAAGAAGAGTCAATGGAGAATAGTTGGAAAGATGAACTCGTTGTTATCGTGTTCTCTTTACCAATTGTTCTTAATTTCTTATCACCTATTTTCTCTGAGTCGACTATGGGTCAGGCTTGGGAGAATTTAGCTAAAGCACCTGAGTGGTACACAACTATTCTAGGAGTTTTGGTTCTAGTGATATTTGGTCTTAGGAATTTAGTGTATAAACTGGCAGATAAGCTATTTGACACTAAGTCTGGAGGCAAATGTAATTGTAAATAGGAGTTTTTATGACAGACATAACTTTTATTATGGGAGCTAATGCAACAGGTAAGAGCACGAGAATGAAGGCTCTCGTTGACTTTTTAGGTAGCTCCTATAGAGACTATGAGTATACGTTTTTCGATACTAAAAAGGATAAAACGAGGACGATAAACATCGGAAGATTTTATCCAGACACTGGTTTTCTTATTTTAGGATCTGAAGCTAAGAATCATGCTGGTTGGGTTTGTCTTGATAAAGCTGACCTATCTACACAGGATATGAGGACTGATTTTTATAAACACGTTATAAATAACGACAAACAGGTTAAGAGAATATTTGTTGAAGGTTATTTTAACACTGTCAGTCCTAGATCTAGACCTAATTTCTTAAAACAGACAGGTTTTAATAGAATCGACTGTTTTTACATGTTTTACGACACTCCTGAAGACTACTTAGCTAGGACTTCAGCGAGAGCAGGACACGATAAGGACTTAGATTGGGCAGTTAATTCTGCTGGTTGGAAAGATAATTTAGGGTTCAGCCGAGCTTACGATAAGTGTATGAACTCTAATGAATATGAACCAAACAACGGTAAAAACGTTGAAAGAATAGATAATGATGCTTCTAGAGAGTTTCTAGTGGAGAGATACTGTGAATAGAAAACAGAAGTTGGATAAGCTAAAAGACGACTTTGGTGGTTGTTGTGCTGTATGTGGTGAGAAAAGATACTGGGTATTAGAATTCCACCATACAAATCCTAGAGAACATTCAGGAAGACCTGGATGGACTACTGTTAGATCTTGGACTTACGATAAGATTTATAATGAATATTCTCGTGAGACAGTATTGCTATGTAGAAATTGTCATGGTGATGCACATTATCAAATGAATAATCAACTCGATTTTGCTGAGGATGATTTTCATTATTCGGATGATTAAAATCATGGGAGAGTGTCTTTTTAGATGTTCTCCCAATTTTTTGTTATGGATAAAATAGATAAAAATTTCATTAAAAACAAGTGCCCAATTCTGGGTTGTGAAAACTACTACATTGATACTATAACTCACGAGATATACAACAAACATGGCAGGAAAATGAAGCTATATGTTGATGATCGAGGAAGAGTTACAGTAAAGTTGTCTTGTGAGAAAGGTAAGCAGAAAACGATAAGATTAGCTAATTTAGTTACTAAAATGTCGTTATCTCCTTTGAAAAAGACATCAAAAGACGATATTGTGTCAAATATACTATTATGTTATTACAACAATATTGGTCAAAGAACAAGTAATTATACTGTTTCTCAGTGGATATTATCCATAAGAGAAGAAACAGGCATAAAAGATCCTGTTTTACTTCAAGAAGTAATGCACAAGGTATTAAGTGCCCGAGAGTAATAATGAGTGCCCTTTAGGAAAAAGAGGTGCAGTTCGTACCCAAAATCAGCCTTTGGCTGAGCCACAGAATCCATGCCAGAAACACTGACTGTTCGCAGAAACAGTGCTATTTCTCACGTCTGCTCACGTGTTCAAATAGGTGTTCAAAGACGGCATAAGTCTGGACGAGGAGTTAGAGGTTATCTCCGTCGTCGCAATTGTTCAGACTCAAAACGAAACCTCACTCATTATTACACAATTAGCTTCCTAAAAGATCCTTAAAGGATTTAATGCTTTTTGTTATTTTAACTCTAAACTAAAAAGAAACTTAAAAGAATAGTTTAGGAAAGTATTAAGGAGACCTAAATGGCCAAATACTACAATAAGAAACCTAAAGTCGGTATGACTTTTTACATTGAGGAAAGTGAAGGTTTTAAACATGTCTTGACAAACTTGACAGAACCTGCACCGACTATATTCGAGACAAACGAAGGAACAGAAGTAAGATTCAATATCCTAATAGACTCTGAAGAGTCATTTCTGAAGTATCATGCTTTAGATCATCTTAAAGACAAAGCTATTGTTGTTGGAATAATCTACGACAATAACATTGAACTAAAGAGTCGATTTACTGTTGATCACTACGAAAGAAGATTTGGATCAGACAAAGGATCTATCGTCACTCACGTACTAAGGGGTTCTAAATAGGAGAAAGTTATGTCAGACCATAATGATGTATGTCTACAATCTGGATTCTCAGCTAATGATGATGCTGAAATGAGTCTAATGGAAGGTTGGATAGACAGCAGTTTATTATCTGGTGTTAAAGATGAACTTTCAGCTATATACAACATTCAACTAGATTCTCAAGAGATACAAGAGATCATGGAAGCAGAAGGTATTGACTTCGGGTATGAAAATGAAT